GACTTCATCCATAAAGCCCAATCCTCTAGGATGGACAATAAGCGTTCCATACTAATCATATTGTGTTAGCGTATAAGCTACGCTTTGCCCAAATGTTTCTTGTGTAGTTCTTTGTTGAAGGTTATGTTTAGCATCATCTGCGTTATGACTGATAACACCTTTTATCTGGTCTTCCGTGAAGTTTGCTGTGTGTCCAAATATACCTTGTAGTGGATGTGGTTGTGGAATGTAATAGTGCATGAGTCTATTATCTTTATCTTTGAATGCGTGTATATGACCCTCCATCTTCATGGTCACAAGCAAGTTTTTAATAGTATTATAATTGCCATCTACATGTGCTGCTATATCTTTTATAGCTTTAGGCTCTGTAAGGTAAGCTAGTATTTTATCCCTGGTATTCACGATACATCCTTAATTTTACAATGCCATTTTTTCTTATCGTCTTGATGCCAACCATGTACATGAATAGTCCAACCAGCTTCACGAACATGTCCTACGTTTTCATGGTCACCTATCTTCTTTACTCTAGCTGACATATTTGTTGCTGTGGTTGTTTGCACAGCTAATGTTTCTTTTCCTTTTAATGCTAGTAAGTCTATAAAACCAAACAAGTCCTGTCTTATTCTTGCAAAACTATTCCAATGTTCTACTACTGCTACTGTGTATCCTTCTTCTCGTAATTTTTTAAGACTTAACTGCGTTGGGCTAGTTGCCATCAAATTGACTTTCGTTAGGTTTAGATATTCCGTCTTTAAATCTTTTCTCTACATCACCGGTAGACTTATTGAGTTCGTATTCATAAGTGTGTGGTGATACATCATCACTATTTTGTTTTTTACGGTGATGCTTAACAATATCTTCTATAACAAGAACATTAGCTAACTCTTCTTCAGTTAAAGTAATGCCTTCTTTTTTAAATATCTTATCCCAGTTACTTTCAAATGTATCTGCATCTACGCTATAAGGTCTTGGTGCTGAACCCTTACCCATTACTTTACCTCCAAATGTCCGTTTTCAAATAACCAACCTATGGTGCGTCTATGAGCATCTTCCCATAAGTTTATTCTTTCTTCCCTAGTTAACTCATTACTACTATCCATCATAACATGGTGTTTATGGCAGCAGTAGCAGATGCGATAATCTTTTGCCTTAATTCCAGTACCCTTACCGTCACGCAATTGGTTACTATGACAAGCTACCACAGTTCCGTCATTGCTACCACATAAAACACATGGTGCATCTTTAGCTAGTTTAAGTAATTTAGGGTTACGATAGTTCATATAAACATTACCTGTTGTGTTTGTATATTTCCACCGGCATCATATTTTTGACTATCACCCTTTGGATAAGGCTCTATATTATACTTTAACAGTTTTCTCATAATTTTTTTGTCTGTTTTACTTCCATGAAAAAGTATGTATCTATGCTTTCTACTTCTTTCTGTGTAATAAAAATCATCCCCATATTTTTCTTTAATGCTTTCTAACGTCATACCATCTGATATAGTTTTTGAATGTTTATGTTCCATACCTTTGATAGTCCAATCAACTCTATTTGCAGATAAACCAGTATATAAAAAATTAGCAGCTTGATAAACATATCCTACATGACCTTGTGATGTATCAGCATAGCTTACTACAATAGTTGGCTTAGGCAATAACTTTATAGAATTAGAAACCAAAAAACTTGACTCGTTTTTATTGTTTTCCATTAAACAAAGTCTATTCAACTCTAAAACTTTATCTGAATATTCTTTACCACATATGCCCATACATAACGCAGGGCTTGCTGGTATTCCATAAGTCACAACACCTTTTAAAACTCCATCAACATATAAACCAAATGCGTGCATAATTTGTGGTATGCGTTTTGCATAATGCTTTTCAAGTAACCATTGATAAGTTTCTTTAGGCTGTATTTGAATTACTTGCACTAAAAGTCCCATCCCCATCCCATAGTCTGACCCCATACTTCTATCTGTTGTTGGTATTCTGTCATTTCACTTGTGGTTAGTTTAGTTGTTGACTTTATAAGTTCTACAGGCATACCTGCTATTTCAGTTTGGTATCGTAAAAATTTAAAGCCACACAATTCATGGATACGGTCTTTCTCAATCCCCAAATGATTACTTAAACTTGTGTATAGTTCCCATAACCTTTCGTTCTGTTCAAGACTTCTGTTAAGTTTAGCGTCTGTTACTGTTACACGCCAGCGTTTAGTAAAGTCAAGACTTTTTAGTTTCTCTATAAGCTGGGGTAAGTTGTCTTTGGTTAGTGCCCACTTTATCATCTCTCCATCCTTTCGTTTTAAATACTTGTCCGTCTTTAGAAGTTGCTTTGTATTGAATGTCATCTCCAAATACTTTTTTGCATTGCTTTATAAATTCATTTATTGTCATCTTGGTGGACTCTCGTTATATCGTAAACCTTTTTGGTCAAACCAAAAGTTAAATGAACCTTCCCATTGTGCATTACGCTGCTTCTGAACAAAGACCTTTGCATCTGGAATAATCTTTAACTCTTCGTCAGAAGTCTTGCCTTCTTCTATCAACTTCTCTTTGTATCTGTTACGCCATACACAAATAATATTATCACATAAGTTACGAATATGCGAACTTCCCATAATGTTTGTAGCGTCTGGTATCTCTGACTCGTCTTTAAGTTTTCTAGTATGTGCTACTAAAAAAATACTTACTTGTAAATCACGTGCTATAACTGCCAGACTATTTGTCAGTCTTTTCTGCCCATCTAGGCTTTCTTCGGACACGTCATCCAACTTCATAAGACTGTCAATAATAAATACATCAACTCCTAACACATGCTTTCCATAATGCAAAGTTGCTATCATATCTTCAGACTTAGTGCTGCCTGTTTGGTCGTATATATATAACTTGTCTTTAGCTCTATCACAAAACTTACGTATGTAATCATCTGTTGGTTCTGGTGAACCTAATGCCTGGGTAATCATTCTAGCTAATGTAAGAACAGGTCTCATTTCTAAAGAAGCTATTAGGCATTTAGTATTCTGTTTCATCATAGCTAATACAACTTGTGATAACCACATAGACTTACCATGACCTGATACACCAGTAAGAATTGTTAGTTCCGAAGACCTAATACGGAATTTATCTTCCGTCTTAATCCAGCCCAACGATTTGCCACTATGAACTTCCTCACTAAAATACTTGACCAAGTCATCAGCAAATATATCCGTACCTTTAACCTTAAACTCTGCATGACCATACCCCTCGTTATAAAATTCTTGAACTGTTGATTGGCTGACTGTTAATTTATCAATAACTTCGCCAATGTTCATACTCCACCTTCCCAAACTTTTTTAGGTTTGATAGTTTCTTCTATAGGGTCGTTCCACCTAGACTGATTAATATACGTGGTCGTTGCTGGTACGTATCCTTCTTTCCAACTGCGAGTATCTTTCATTTTTTTAATGTGGTCAAGTATTTCATCTTTAATCTCATACAATTTTCTATTACGCCACTTTTCCTCACATTTAACTTTTGATATTTTACGAGTTGGATATATTTCCCAAAATTCTAAAAACGACTTATGCGATAGCATATATATATCTTTATCTTTATCTCTATCTTTATCTCTATCTAGTATAGAGTTTGCATAGTCACACTCTATTATCCACTTACTTAATGATTTTATTACAGAATTTACGAAGTTTATAGGGTATCTTAACCTATAAGCAATTGCCTGGTCTTCAGGTAAAAAACCATCATATTGACTAGCTAAACACCATAGTTTTATTAAAATAGCTTGTTGGTCGTGACTCATTGCATTAAATTCATAATCCTCTAATAAGTCAATTCCATATAGTTTAAACCATGGCATTTTCTTAGTTTCATCTGCATAAGTCTTAGGTTTATAATGCTGAAACTTATCCCAATTCTTTACTCTGTATTTCATATACTCTCCTTAAAATAAACATTCTTCATAAAGTTCTGTTACTGGCACAACTTTTGCTTTAGGCAAAATATGGAGCTTGCAATTAGGTCTTGACTCTAAAAACCATTTAGCAGATGCCTTGTTACTAAAGGCTCTTAGCGGTTTTCCGTCAAATTCATCTAATATAATGTAACGCAATATGTCCATGGAGCAAAACACTAACATAGGTAAATTCTATATGCAAACTATTTTTTTTATAGAAAATACTTGACAAGTGTTTTTTTGCCATTAAGATAGGCATTGTAGTATTTAACTTTAGGAGAGAAAAAAATGAAATATCAAATTGTAAATGTAA